GCATCAATCAAAAGAGGTATTTTTGACGAAGATTTATATGATAAGTATTGCATTCTGACATCTAAAGGAATACAGAGACGATACTTTGAGGCAGTCAACCGCCGTAAAAAAATCAAAGTCAAAAAACAATACCTCTTGGTTCAACTCGACCAAAATTCAAAAGATGTATACATTTTTGAGGAAAATGTTAACATTTTTAAGGAAAATGCAGACATTTTGAAACAAAGTAAAGTAAAGGAAAGTAAAGTAAAGGATAGTAATATATATTCGGAAGAATCTTCCGAAATACCTGCACCTAAGAAACACAAATACGGTGAATACAAGAATGTATTTTTAAGTGATGAAGAATTGGAAAAATTAAAGGCAGAATTCCCCGGAGATTATGAAAAAAGGATAGAGGCTTTAAGCGAATATATTGCATCAAGCGGAAAAAAGTATAAAAGTCACCTTGCTACAATAAGGAAATGGGCAAAGAATGATTTTAGTATCAAGGAGAGTTCTATTCAGCCGGCAGAAAGCGGAAAATATAACGATTTTGAAACATTAACAAGGAGAAGAAATGATAATTTATAGATTACGGATTGATGATATACCACCTTCAAACAACAAGTTCATGGGCAAGACATACAACTACCATGTATACCAAGACACGAAGAGGTTATGGCATTGGAAGGTTAAGGCGGCAATAACAGAGAAGCCTGAAACAGCACTTAAAAAGGCTGTAGTGACAATCAGGTATTGGTTCAAGGATGAGAGAGCAAGAGACCCGGACAATTACAGCGGTAAATTTATTCTTGACCCTTTGGTGAAGGAAGGGTTTTTAGAAGATGATAATTTTAATGTAATTGAGTTAAGGTTAAAAAAAGGCGGAGTGGACAAGGAAAATCCACATGTGATAGTAGAGGTGAGAGAAGCATGAAAATAAGTGAATTAAAAGACAATTGGGAAAGAGTGAGTTCTGCAACGATGACGAAATATCCATTTGTTGTATGTGTGTTACAGAACCGTGATATTGAAGTAAACGGAAGTGACGTGATTTTAAGATATAATCCTGATGAGGAGATATTTAAAAAGATTGCTCAAAAGTATATAGGGGTAATTTACGAAGGGATTAAGAGTTATGTGGACGATGAGTTTACATTAAAGATTGAAATGGAGGAATAGTTATGAAGAAAAAAATAAGTTTAATTTTAGTAGCGGCAAGTTTAATGATGTGTTTAGTGGGATGTGAGATAGGAACTACACCCGAAGACATTGAAAGACAAAATGAAGTGACGTCAAAACTAACATCGTCACAACCAACACCAACGGACATTGATTATTCATTGGAAAGATACAATCTTATCCGCCGTACATATTGGGTGAACGGGCAAAGAGAAAAGGCGAATTCGTTGCCTTGTGAGGCGGAAAAGCCATTGGGATACATTGTGTTGTTTTCAGAAAGTGGAGCTACGGTAGGAAGGTTTGTTGTAGACGGAAAAGTATCAAGCTTAAATTCTTTCCTTACACCGGACAGTGAATACTATGAAGTGGCTACCGGAGCCAGCAGTAAATGTTACAACAAATGGGTTGCGGATGTTGACGGTTCATACGGAGAGAATGATTCGGGAATATTCTTTTTTACCACAGATGGAAAGTATATAGAGTGGACAGGAACATATCTTTATTCAGATATTCCGTTTGAGGTTGAAGATACCGTGTTAAAAATGGAGGTGTTTGAGTGATGAAAATATTTGGATATATTTGCATTGTTATTTCTTTAACTTTAATCATTGCGTTATCGTTGTTTTTTAGTGCCACTCCGAGTGGTAAGGCTATGTGGAACAATTGGTTTCATGAAGTGCAAAAAGCAGATAATGACACAAACTACAGAACAAGAAAGAAAGTTGAGGACACATGTCGTTCTATGATTGCATCTTACAAATCAGACAAACTCACATATGAACAGTACAAAGATTCTGACAATGAAGAAAAGCAGTCTTGGGCAGAACAGGCGAAAATGAGAGCGAACAAAACGGCTTCTTCTTACAATAACTACATTTTAAAGAACAGTTATGTGTGGGAAAACAATATTCCGTCAGACATCTGTTATGAACTTGAAACGATACAATAAAGGAGCTACAATATGGCAAAATGTGAGACATGTATATACAGAGCATCGAAAGAATACACGGACATGAAATGCGATTACATAGGTGTTACCGGGACGAGTAGACCATGCGAGCCGGGTGAAAACTGCATTGTATACAAAAAAGGAAAGAGAAAGGTGAAAAAGAAATGAGTACAAGGATATATGAGCCGAAGAGTGAAAATGAAAGATTTAGACTTGAACAGATTTGTGGAGATTGTTTAGAGGGTGCAGGGTTAAGCATTCCTCATCAGGCATATGCGATAATTGAACAAGGTGCAGATGTAAATATAGGGGATTTGGTTCATTGCACAGAGCATACAGGAACATTAAGTTCATACATTAAACAGGTGAAAGAGATAAATGGTGATTCGATTATTGTAGGAACTGAATACACAGACAAATCAAAAGATTATACATTTGAGGCGGCAGAAATCTTTGGTGTTGTTAAAGAGGTATATTGCAGATTATTCGGAACGAGAGTTTATGCAAGAGGTGAGTAAAATGACAGATAATGAGTTGGAGAGGATTTATAAAAGCACTGACAACTTTTTTTGGGAAGGGTATCAACCACTATTAAGCTCATTTGGAACAATAGTGATACAAATTGAAGACAATGACTATCAGGGCGACAGCAGAATACTGTATAATATTGGTCGCAGAATAGGGTTTCTTATGTTTGGCTGGGGGTCTTGTTCCGGGTGCGATGCCTTTTACGCATGCACAACTTTTAAACAAGCGGAAAAATTCAGCAATGAGTTAGAACAACAAATAAAATGGTTTGATAGCGAAAGAGAAGCTCTTGAATGGTTTGAAAGGCATGATTGGGAAGGCGATTACTCCGGGCGAGATGACAACACAAAGCTGTTTGTTACAATGGCGATTATGTGGCTGAAGAATAGATTAGAAATGGAGGAAAAAGAAACGAAAGAAGATGAAATTATCAACCGACAAAAGGCAGAGATTGAACGTTTAAGAGAAATAAACCAATTCTTGAGGGACAACATAACAGGCAATGCGGAGATTACAGTAAGGGACAGGCTTGAGGATATCCGAAAGGCAAAATGTGAAGCAATAAAGGAGTTTGGGAAATTAGTAATTAACAATATTGACGATGGACTGATTACGCACTCGATTGATATTGTGAATTTGGTGGCAGAGGAAGTTGAGAGGATAGAAGATTATTCAAGTGCAAAATACAAAGGTTTCAAAATATCTGCATATGGAACGATGGTAGCTGTGTTCAAGGATTTAACTAAAAAGGATGAGGTGAAATGAAAGATATTCAAAAGGCAATAAAGCATTTTGAATGTGTTAGGGATGCAGCTGTCGCTGTTTTGGATAGCGGCTTTGGTAAAAAGCCAAATGAAAGTGATAGTTTATACAAAAATAGAAAACTATATTACGAATTAGCAATATCAGCACTTGAAAAGCAGATGCCAAAAAGACCGATTGAAGATGGCTATTATGACGAACCTTCCGTGTGTCCTAATTGCGGTGGTAATGTTATCAATCAATGCGACAACGATTATCAATTTCAATGCTGTCATTATTGTGGACAAAAACTTGATTGGAGCCACCACCCAACCGAGAAAGGCGGTGATGAATAATGAATGACACAAACGCAAGGAAAGAATATAGCATAAAACCTAAATTTGTTTTTGAAGTTGATAAAACAAGCCGAATATTTTTCTTTTTGCCAACGGTTTATTGGCAACCGTGGAAGTATCGTTATAATGGCAGCTGTGTTATATGTTTTTGTTGGTTAATTTTCAATATTGGATTTGGTATATGGGAAAGGCGGTGAGGGGTGATGGCTGAATTGAAACCGTGTCCGTTTTGCAAAGGACAAAATATAAATATAATCGCTTGTTATGATGATGCTTGCGAAAATGTTTATTGTGAGGGTTGCGACAAAGTGAGATATACAGTTGTTTGCAATGCACAAAGAGGTGGTTGCGGTGCTATATGCGGTTGGAAAGCAACGAAAGAAGATGCAATAACCGCTTGGAACACACGCACACCAAAAGAAAGAGGTGGGGAGAAGTGAATAAACTAATCCAACGATTTATTATGTGGTATTTACGAAAAAACAATGTAATATTTCAAAATGGAATATACACCGTGAGAATGTTTACAACGAACTACTATAACAATGTTATGGAAGTTTACAAAGAATGGTTTGAAAGGTTGAAAGAAAATGATAAGCAATAAGAAAGTGGTTGAATGTGCAAAAGTTATTGTTGAGTATTGCAAGGATCAAGGAAGTTGTCAAAATTGCATTTTTCGTCTGTTCGGTTGCGAGAATTGGCATTGTGCAATAGGTGCTTTTGATATTCAAACAGTATTATCAAATATTGAGGCGAAGAAAAAGCATAACGGTTATATATAAGGCGGTGATTAAGTGGAGAACAGAATGACAGATAACGAGATTAGAGACAAAATTCTTAATGCTTTTGAATGGCTTGAAAAAATAAAGGGGTCAAGCCCATCTGATGAAAATTACATAAATGCGGATATTATTCAAAAGTTTATAAATTGTTATCAAAAAGAAATCAACTGCAAAAAGGCAGAGATTGAGAGATACAAGGGTGTTATAAAAATTTTAGAAAGCGATGTGGCAAAGATAAGTGCAAGTGCATTAGGTGTAGTCCCTGTGTATATCTTATATGAGCTTTATGGGTGGAAGAGGATAAGGTTGACACGATTCATTAAGCGGTACATAAAAGTA